TTCTTCTATGGCTTTATTCATATCACCACTATGTTTTAAAATGTCATTTTGTAATTTAGCGATTTCTAATTTTATTTTAATAGAAGAATCTTTTATTTTAAGTGCGTTTGTTTTCTCTTTTGCTATTTTAGTTAAATCATCAACATCTTCTGGTTCGGCAGAATTAACCATTTCATTAATAGTTCTTTGGGCATCGATTATATTAACACATGCATCGTTGTAAGTCTCCTGTAAAAGACTTTCAAGACTTTCATTACTATTAGTTTTAATTTTTTGTCTTTTCTTTCTAGGCAAAATTAATATTTTTTTAATATTATATTATATTATATATAATAAATATAATATATTTTATTTTTGTTTAAAACCCATCTTCTATCCCCTTAATTTTAATTAGACCATAAAGTGTTTTAAACCTTTTCATTGCAATTCTAATATCTTTAGTATTTAGGTTGGTGTAGTTTCTCATACTCTCTAAAACCGTATTTTTATTAAATTTATTACCACCGCTCATTAAATCTAATGTTGTGTCCCAGTTTTCTAATATTTCTATTAAGGATAAACCAACTTTATACTCATTTTCGGATATTTTTTTCTTTCCAATTTTAGTTTTACCACACATTTCGTCTTTTATTTCGGTTACCAACTTATTAATGAATCTATTGACAGCAAAATCTGGTTCTTTTAGTTCGTATTGGTATTCTTCTTTATTTTCAAGTTCTGATATTAAATCATCATAAGAGTTTAATTTTTTTATTTGTTTTTCGTCACCTATTAATAATCCTAATAAATAATTTTTACATATCGTCCCATAATAAGAGTAAGCTTTTTTTCCTTTCGAAAAATCGAATTTATCAGCTTTTGTAATTAGAAATGAAAGGGTGTCGCAATGTAAATCTTCGAAACTAATACCCTTTCTATATAATTTATATTTCCTAATTATCGATTCAACCATTTTATTTAACGGCTCTCTAAGCCATTCATTGTAGATTGCATTCCTTTCTCTTGTGTCTTCTGATTCTAAAAATTTAACAACAGCTTCCTCTTGTTCTGGACCGAAATATAAAGCATTTTTGCGTTTTCGACCTCTTTTTTTAGCCATTATTTTTTAAATTTTATGATATGTTATTTCCCTTTCATTCTTAAAATAATACTCTTTCTTTGCTTGGGATAACCACCATTTGGCTTCAACTGGATTCATTTCACCTTGATATGACTTGAATAATGAACCTTCACGTTGATTTACATGTTTATACCCAAATCTTGGGATAACCATAATCTTTACATCATTAAAAGTAACTCTAAGTAAAAATTCATAGATAAACGTTAATTTTACATTTGATTTTAATCCTCCAAAATCTTCAAACACACTTTTCTTGCATGCGAATCCATCTATGTTGAAGTTTTCGTAAGATAATAATGAACTATTGTCTAGTATACCCAATTCTTCAGAGAATGAATTTGCCCACACAGCTTCATTTGTTAGACCCATAAAAGCTCCTTGTTCGTCAACATCAACGACAATAGGTAAGAATATTTCCACATCATCATGTGATGATTTATATAAAATAACATTTTCAATCCATTTATCAGATAGCTCGTCATCCATTTCAAGGAATACAAACCATTCTGTTTCAATCTCAGATATACCATAATTTAATTGACTTTGAAAGTCGGTTTTACCTGGATTAAGTACTATTGTAGTTTTATCTTTTAAATTACCAAAATCATAATCTTTTATTATTTTTTCAGCATCTGAAGCCTCTGGCACAACAATAATTAACGCATCTGGTTGTTGTGTTTGTGTTTCAACACTCTTAATTGCGTTATTAAAATATTCCAATGTGTTATCGCTAGATAAGTCGTGTACTGGTATGATAACACTTATATCATTATTTATTTTTTTGCTCATATTAAACTTTTTCAGTTTCTAAATTTGTTATTTTATCCATGGTGTCTTTGAATTCTTTTATTCTATTTTCTACTAGTGAATTGTACACCTCTTTTATTTTTACTTCTTGCTTTTCTGCGGTGTATATATTTTTAGAAGATTCCATACTTTCAATTAATTCTGAAGGGACTGAATCTTCTAACCAAAGTTTAAGATATTTTGAAATTAATTCTGGTATGTTAAGAGTTGTATTTGTCCATATACCATTATTTTTAATAACTGAATTCCCTTCTGAATTTTTCTCTTCCATCCATTCTGGAATCATATTTGGCATTTTACCAATAACTGGTGTGTCGGTTTGCATACATTCTAATGGGAATGTACCAAAACCAGCTAAATCATCAACCCAAACAGCCAAGCAACTCTTACTTAACTCATCAGCAAAAATTTCTCTAGGCATTCCTCTTAACTCTTTAAATGTAACCCATTTATACATTGGGAATTGAAGATAGAATTTTTTAGCTATTTTAGCCGCTGAACCTGGTTCTCTTGTGATAATTGATATTACTGGTATTTTAGGTTTTTTTGGTGATTTAAAATAATTTGGAATTGATACAGGGACCACGTGAGTTTTTATTGATGGGAAATAGGTTTTTAGCTCATGTGCTTGTTTTTCACTTGTGGTGATAACATCGATAAACCCATAATCCGTCCATCTTCTGCCAATTGGTAGAAGTTCAAGTGAGTACTCGTAACTTTGTGACATTACAACTTTCTTACATGGGAACTGTTTAACTTGGTCCATTATATTAGCAAATACTTCTGGGATAACAATAAAGTCTTGTGGACCAACATTTAGTTGTTGTGATTCAATCGAAATATGAGGTAGTTCTGCATATTCTTCACCTAACCAATCTGAAATACCCATTCCTTCTTGATTTCCTCTTAATCTGTAATCATTTTTTTCGTGAAGAATATATGCTTTGTACCCTATTTTATTTAGGGTCTTTACGTGTTCATATATATTTGCAATTCCAGCGGTTGGATTGCCTTTTGTGTCTAATACAAAAAAGTAAAACCCGAAATTTTTATTTTCAATATTAGAAATTACATCTTCTAATTGTTTTTTCTGTTCGTTCATTTTTTTTTATTTAATCTATTTCCTTTATTATACCCATATGTAATAGGGTGTTGAAACTTATTTTAAAACCTATACTAGTGTTAGATAATGCTCTGTCTAGTCCTAGTGTGTCATCAAATTCTTCGTTATTACCAAAAATAATTTCCACCAAGAACCTAATCATTTCATATCTAGTAGCATCAATTTCTTTTCCTTTTAAAAAATGTTTTGTTAATACTTCTTTACCAGTAAAATTGTTATCGGCATCATAGACTTCTTTGATTTCTCTCTCCTCAATTTCTTTGGTTTTTAAACTTTCCTCTAGTGTTAATATACTGTCTAGAGCTTTGAAATCTAAAACATAACTTATACCTGCAATTGTAAGCATACTAAATTTATTTTAATTCTGTATTATTAAAAATTATTATATGTGAATCTTCGTCTTTTAACATAGTTCTAAAACTATCGAATGTAAAGTCACTTTTTGAATTTTTATTGTATGACGTTTCTATTTTTACCGAAGTTTTATTTTCTGGTTTTGAATTTAATGCTATTGGGTTGGCTGTTATCAAAATATCTACACCATTCCAGAATTCCTCATATTCCTTTACGAATCTTACATTTTTTATTTTACACGCTAATTTTGATAAAAAGAAATAAGTTGATGGGATACTCTTGTCAAATTCTCTTGAAACTAATTCTAATTCATGTTCTTCGTCATCCTCTATGTCCATAATGAATTGATTAAAATCATTCATTATGTTATCTTCTTTTTGGTCTGCATGTCCAAATACCTCTAAAGACACCTCTTGGTATAGAAATTTATTTAATTGTTCTTTGTCTTTGAATTCAAAGTAATCAAGTAATTCTAAACTTTTTACAGTTTCTTCATTTAGTTCTATTGGACCTATATACTTTTCATATGTATATTCTAATTGTCCTAAAAAGTCTCTTAAAACTTCATTAAGTGTGATACCTATTCTAGCCAAAATAAAAATATTTTATATAATTGTTATGGCTATAATTTAATCAAAAAGTACCTAATGTAAATATTAAATATAATTATCTTACATCATTACTGACAGTTTGATAATTTTTTAATATTTTACTAATAATTGGGTTTCTAACAATGTCTTGATTGTCAAATAAAAAGAACCCAATTTCATCAATGTTTTTATGTCTTTGCATAGCATCATATAAACCACTTTGTTTCACGTCTCTGAACTTATCTGATTGGTCTAAATCTCCAGATATCAAAAATTTTGTATACTCACCTATTCTAGTTAATAATGTTTTAACTTGACCAGGAGACATGTTTTGGGTCTCTTCCATTATAAGTATTGAATTATCGATAGTTTTACCCCTTATAAATGCTAGTGGTTCTATCTGTATGACACCTAAATGTTGCAATTTCTCCCTGTTTATTCTGCCGATTATTTTGTCTATTATATCTACTGAAGATGCCACATATGGTTCCATTTTTTCTTTTGCATCTCCAGGTAGAAAGCCATGTTTTTCACCAGCTTCTACGGCTGGTTTGGATATGATTAACTTGTTATACGGGTTGGCTTTGTTTTGTAATAATTCAATCGCCCTTGCTATTGAGACATAGCTTTTACCAGTTCCTGATGGTCCAGCAGCTATTACAATTTCTTTTTCAGATATTAAATTTGCAAATTCTTTTTGTTTTTTGTTTTTGAATTTTAATCTAAACCTTGTTTGGAGTATTTCGTTTATTATTTCATTGGGAGTTTTTTCTACTTTTTGTGTTTTAGTGGTTCTTCTTGTAGCTTTTGCCATAAATTAGTTTTTACTTTCTTTATTTTTATACTTTTCGTCTAAGTAATTAATACGAAACTTTTCTAATAAATATTCACCATCTACAATAACTTCACTTTTAAACTTAATAATATAATATCCGTTGAATTCAACTATCTTGTCAAATTTATTTATTTTGTATTGATATTGATAAAAATCTTTACTTCCAATTGTTTTATAGGTTGTAAATCCAATGGCTTGTATATCTATAATACTTGAGAATCTAGGGTTTTTTATAGTTCTTTTTAATTCAGATAAAAAGAGTGGTGTTTTTCTATCATATTTATCTGGATATTTTGTGACATAAAACTCTAAAAGTCTTTCCTTTTCATTTATTTTTCTAACATTTAATTTTTTTGTATATTTTTCTAGTTCAAACTTTGGTCTAAGGTCTCTTATCACCTTTATTGGTCTTTCTGCTTTTAATGATGATACGTAATCCCCAGAAGATATTTCACCCAAGGTGGCGGTTTTTTCACCATCTTCATCTTTCTGTATTGAATCTCTCATCTCATTTTCTTTATATTCTTTTATATTTTCATTATTGATTATGTCGAAACTGCTGAGGGTTATTTCTGAGTTGTCAACAACAAGTTCTAATTCATAGTCATCGAATTCATCTAATTTAATCTTTTTAAGAAGTGATTTTTGTTGTTTTGGGGAAAGTTTTTTAACTTTTATTTCTTGTTGTCCATCGGTTGACATTATTTGCTTCACCATTAGCTTGTCAGATGCGTGTAGGACCTTGAAAAGTCTCCATCTTAACTCTTTTACCTCTTGAGTTATTTCACCTCTATTTAGGGCATCCATAAGTGTTCCTTGAAGGTGTCTTTGGAATTTATCAGTATCGGATGATAATTCTATTTTTTCTTGACCAAGGGCATTCTTTTCAACATTTGAAAATGCGAAAAATAAACCTGCCATTTGTTTCTTAATCCAGTTGTTTATTTTTTTCATAATTTATTTTCAATATAACAATACCAAACACCAAATAACATACATGATGTAAGATACAGTACGGGTAAATTATTTGAAAAAATAATAGTATTTATTGCAACTAATAACACTAATAAAAATGTATGTTTAATTAATACTTCTTCTTTATCACCTTTGTTTAAAAAATTTTTCATAATATAAAAACTACCTTTATTTTACCTATTTGACTCTATGCCTTGTAATAATTTAACCAATATTGTATCATTTCGTCCAACATTGTTTCAAATGTATATTTTGGAACCCAATTTAATTCATTTCTCATCTTAGATGAATCGCCCTTTAGGTCTTCTAATTCTTCTGGTCTGAAATGTTTTGAATCTACTTTAATATAATCCAAATAATTTAAATCTAAAGACTTGAACACATATTGACATAAATCTTGTACTGAATGTGATATACCAGTGGCACAAACATAATCATCTGGTTTGTCTGTTTGTAACATCATCCACATAGCTCTGACATAATCTTTAGCATGTCCCCAATCTCTGGTTGCGGAAAGATTGCCAATTGATAATTTATCTTGAAACCCTAACTTAATTCTAACAGCGGCTTTAACAACCTTATTGGTTACAAAGTTAGTTCCTCTTCTTGGTGATTCATGATTAAATAGTATGCCATTCCATATTTTCATACCATAAGCGTTTCTATAATTTTTACAAATATTGTGTGAAAAAACTTTTGCGCAACCATATGGTGATACAGGATTCATTGGCGTAGTTTCTCTTTGGTATCCATCTTTATCAATATTATTACCAAACATTTCTGATGATGATGCTTGATATACCTTTGAATTTGATGATACCATTCTTACCGCTTCCAATAGATTAAGTGTTCCTAAACCAGTTACATTAGATGTGTAAATTGGTTGGTCAAAACTAACTCTTACATGTGACTGTGCTGCAAGATTATAAATTTCATCTGGCTGTACTTTTTGTAAAACACGCACAAGTGATGCCATGTCTGTAAGGTCAGCATACTCTAAATTAATTTTATCTTTAGACCTTAAATGTTCAATTCTAGTTGATTGTGTTTCTGATACTGAATTTCTTTTTACTGTACCACAAACCTCATAATCTTTTTCTATTAATAATTCAGCAAGATAAGAACCATCTTGCCCATTAATGCCAGTGATAAGTGCTTTTTTACCCATAAATATTTTTATTTAAAAATAATAAAAATATTTAACTAAGTAAACCTTAATTATTCGTAGTTATAAATAAAATCACTACAAATACCTATACACTGAGTAATGTCATCATCATTTAATTCTGGCATTACAGCAATACTACCCTTTATAGGTTGTTTACCAGGGTAAGCCCACGCATAAGATAATGATGTTAATGTAACATCATCTTTTTGGTGCCAGAAGTAGTGAATTGGATGTGGTGAATTAACGAGATATACAATAGCTTCTATATTTTTACAATGCACCCATAATTTATCTATTCTTTCAACTAGAAAATCAATAGTTATTTCATATTGTGGCTCATCATGGCCCAACCATAACTTATCTTTATACCAAATATCAACTTCAACATCATAACCTCTTTTTATCGCTAAGTCAATATAACTTGGTTGATTTTCATATTTTTCAATCCTGCCGTTAGTGTTACCTCTATGTGATATTAACTTCATCTTTAAAAACATTTTTTATTAACTCTAATGAATTATCATTGAGGTGTATACCTGTTTTATCTAAATAATATGTATTAGTTTTGCCATTAGGTAATAACATGTCGTAATAGATTGTGAAGAATGAGATTGACTCGGATTCACACAGTGTTTTTACATATTCATTAAATTCCTTAGTTATTTCATTTCTTTCCAAGCAACTACCAAATGAAGGTCCAGGATATGGTTTAGGTGTGTCCCATGAAGCAATTGGTCCCCATAACATAACATTGATACCTAAACTCTTATAGTGTAGAATAGTTTTGAAATATCTACCAACACATTCCTTTACGATTTCTTTAACACTCTTTTTCTGTAAATCTATTTGTTTCTTTAAGTGTGCTCTAATGTCCACCTCTCCAAAACAAAATAAAACGCTGTCATTTTCTTTATCAACCAAATTAAGAATCTGGTTTAGGATTGGTATCTTGTTTTCTAATTGATATGCAGTTGCTGGTCCTATCCTATAAGACCTAAAATTCTTTAATCTATCTGATGACCTAATAGGCCATACTGGTTGCATTACTTCAGTTCCACTAAAAATAGAGGAATGGCTATCACCTATACAGTGTATCATACGTCAATATATTTATCATTTTTTGCTGAAGGTATCTTTACCACAGCCGTTATTACATCGGTCAAACATTTAAAATCAGTACTTTCGTTTGGCTCTATAACTATGATGTCATCCTTCTGATAATGAACATCATTCATTTTAACTTCACCTTCAACAATAATAGTGTATTCGGTACTAATTTTATGATGATGTTTTTCTTCATAATCACCGCTATTATAACGTTTAATAGCAAACTCAAAATCTTTTGAGTTTTTTATGGTTGGTTCAAAGTCACCAATAAACCAACCATTAAACATATCATTTAAATTAAACTTCTCCATAAATACTTTTATTTATGTAAATGACATCACATTCACCTATGGTTTTACTTAATTCAGATAAAGATTTTATTTCTTTCTTACCCATGTGGAAGGTCTGTAACTCAACAAAACCCCTTTCTAATAAATACGAATCTAAATCTCCTTTTAATATTGAATTCTTATACATGTTAGCTATTTCTACTTCGGTACATATAGCCCTCACATTTTTTAAATAATCGCCACATCCTTCTAACACAATTTTTTCGGCACCTTGAACATCCATCCATAGTAAATCAATAGTATCGATTTTATTTTCTTTACACCAAGAATCTATTCTAACCATATCCACTATAGTTTCTCTTTGTGGCCACATATTGGTTCTGGGGTGGTTAGCGTTCTTTAATAATGAAGATGCTCCGACATTATTACTGGCAATAAAGAATGTTGTTTTGCCGTTTGTGTCACCAGCGGCTTTAGGTGTTATTTCTATGTTATGATTCTTGGCGGTATCAACGCAAAGTTCTATTTGATTGGGATTGGCCTCAAAAGCAATAATTCTTGCTTCTGGAAACCAATTTCTAAATTCAACGCTTTGATGAGCATCTCTACTTCCAACATCAAAGATGGTTTTAACATCATCGAAGTTTATGTAATCTGATATAGTCTCAATAAAATCAAAAGTCCAATATTTGTTTACTGGTCGCCCAGTTAAATATACCTTTTCATCTACTCTATCAGTATAAATCTTATTAGATTCAATCTTAGGATTGATTGGGCGATATCTCATTGGGGACAGTTTATGGCTCTTCATAATTATCTAAAAATTTGTTTAAATCTTCTGGGGTACCAAGTCCCCACATATTATTAATATTATATGTTTTAATCTTCTTACCATCAGAAATAGCTTCATTGTAAACTGGTGCAACATAAAACTCATCATTGACTCTAATATTTTTGTCTATCATTTGTTCTGCATACTTAACATAATCTGACCCCTTATCCCAATAATAAATACCAACAGTTGCAATGTCACTAATAGGTTTCTTTTCGGCTAACTCGGTAACAAACCCCTCCTCATCTAACCTGACAAAACTCCATTTAGGGTGGGTCGCTTTAAATGTCAATATAGAACCATCTAATGTTTCTCCGACAACTGAATAATAGAAGTTATTACTGTCCCATTCAATAAACTGGTCTGAATTGGCTATTAAAAGATGTTTACCGTTATTAATATGTTCCTTAGCTAATAGGGTTGTGCAAGCGGCACCTTCGGTAACACCATCTACTTGAACTATACGACAATTTGGTGTAATTAAATTAAGTAAGTATTTTAAGTTATATTGCTCATAATGGTCTTTTTGTACTAGGTAGATAAAGTTAGCTTTAATGTTTAAGTTTTCAACTACAACTTGAATCATTGGTTTGTGTTTTACCTCAATAAGTGGTTTTGGGAATGTGTATCCAGAATTTGCAAATCTTGACCCAGCACCTGCCATTGGGATTAGAATATTGAAATCTTCTCCCACCCATTTAGCTTTTTTTTTGACTTTAATGCCGATTTCCTTAATTTGTTTTGATAACTTTTTATATGTAACATCTTCTGGTTTTTCAACACCATATAAATGACCACCAGAATCCAACGCAGCTTGTCTACCGTGATAACTATCTTCAACTATAATAGTTTCTGATGGTTTTACACCAGCATGAACCATGGCTTGTAAGTAAATCTCTGGGCTAGGTTTTGGTGTCTTTATATCATCATTGGCTAAATAATAGTCAACAAACTCAATTAACCCTGTCTTATATAACATCAATTTAACACTTTCTCTGATTGAATTGGAACAGACATATATTGTATATCCATCATTTTTAAGTTGATGTAATACAGACCTTAGTCTTTCGTCAAATGGAACTTTGTCCTTAATCACATAAGCGGTCAATTCTTGTTTCCTAAACCAAATAGCTTGATGGGTGTCTTTTGGTAATCCCTTTTCGTTAGATAATTTATTAAGTTTTGTTTTAGTTGGGAGTCCATCATAAACAGTTATATGTTCTTCTCTAGTAATCACATAATCCTTATCCACCTCTGATAAGGCCCTATTAAGGGCTTCGTAGTGTATTTCTTTAGCGTCAACTAATACACCATCTAAATCAAAAATAACTAATTTAATCATACTACTTCTTTTAATTTTTTTATTATTGTCTCATCGGCTAACTCAAAAACAATATTCTTATTAGGTTTCATAATTTTAACTTCAGAATGTGGATTCATACTGAACTTATATTTTTCCCTAATTTGTTTAGACCATAAGACATCTTCGCCTTGCCCCCACACTAAATTTTCATTTAGTGGGAACTCTAGCATAACACTTTTCTTGGCCACCCAGTAACTACCAGATATATACATGTATTTTGATAAATGAGTCATATCATATGGTAATAAACATTTCCTCCCGATTAAGGTGTCCATGAAATTACCATTTTTAGGCCATATACACCAATCTCTAAATCTACGACCTTCTCTAGTCGTTATTCTATCCATCCTAACTTTAAAATCTTCACCAGAATTCAAATGCCCTTCGTACCAATCTTCAGAGAATTTAATATAATCATGCATATAAACAATATTCTCATACTTAACATTTTGAGTGATTAAATTCTTCTTTTTAGTTATCCATTTAGATTTTATATTTTCATTAAATGGGATAAGTTTGGTGTTGTTTCTATCGATATTACAAGAACCAACAATTACTATCTCGTAGTTTGGGATGCTCAATTTTTCAATACTGTCTATGATTTCGTTTACCATAGTTTCATTGTTCCCACCAGTTATGATGCCAAATGTAAAATCCATATTATAGTTTTTCTAAAAGATACTCAATATTTTTATAATTGTAAACACTATCCCATCTAGTAAAATTCATTAATGGAAAATAATAAACTGGCGCATCACTTACATATGCAGATAATATGGAGAAGGTACTAAGTCCAGTGACTAATATATCAACAGAACTTAACATTCTAAACGCTTCGATATCTGAACCATCTAAATGTAATTCAACATCATCATGAATTAATTCAGTAAAATAGTGTTCTTGACCTTCTGAAAAAATATGAAATTTTATATTTTTATCTTGATACTCGTTCCTTAAATAGTCCATCACATCATTATATGTGGATAATTCAAGCCACCTGTTTTTATTACCTTCCTTAGTAATATCACCTCTTCTAATATGTAACCCTATATTCAAGTGATTATCATCGAATTCGTACTTAACTTTATTTTCCCAGTAACATTCTTTTAAGTATGGTGACCACTCCATTATATTTTCTGATAAAAAACCTGGGAATGAATCGTAAGGTATTACAAATAATGTTTCATCTTCAGCATTGTTTATTATATTACCCCATACTTCTAAATTCTTTTTAGCCACATCTAAGTTAAAACTTGGGTTATGACCTAATTCTATTTTTGGTAAGTTAACAAACTTATTTAACCCATTTCTAGACTTGAAGTTTTTACCGAAATTAAAAACTTCTTCCCACTTACTTGATTTACCAGTGAATGGTGTGTGAATTAATTCTAAACCGTATAATTTGGATACTACTAAACCTAATGACCAATTATGGAATTGGTGACCTAATCTGGCGTTAGTATTTGGTTGTGTAACTATATATTTCATTATTCAATGATTTTATACCAAACGCCATCATTACTTAATTGAACCCCTTCCACTAATTCATTTACAGCATCCTTAACACCACAAGGGTTTAAGTAATCGTGACCACTTATTATCCCTCCCTTTCTAATTTTTGGTATCCACGCATTGATATCTTTGACTACTGATTCATACTCATGGTCAGCATCGATAAAAACAAAATCTACTGTACCGTCTTCAAAATTATCAGCCATATCCCAAGACATACCCTTTAAATCAGTGATAATATCTCTAACACCATTAATTTTTAGGTTTTCATTATAAATGTCATATAATATTGGAACTTGGTCTCTTAGGTTTTTGTTACCTTCCCACTTATAAGTATTTTCCCATAAATCAACAGCGTAGATTTTACAATCCTCACCCTTTTCTTTCATTTTTTGGGCTAAGAAAGAAATTGAATGGCCTTTCCATACACCAACTTCGACTAGTGTTTGGTAGTTCTTTTCACTTATGAATGTGTAAAAATCTTGGTAGTTAAACCACCACTCCGTATTTAATTTCTCTTTAATCTCCATTTTCTATCTCTTTAATTTTCTTATGTATTATTTCCCATATGTTATATTCATCTAATATTAACACCCTAGCTTTATGTAAAGCTTCTATTTCTACCTCAGTTAATGGTTCATTAATAATTTCGTTAATGTAAACTAATGGGTTTTCACTCTTAATATCAATCAATCTAAAACTATTATCTGGAAAGTAGTCTGATATATTAGGGCATCCCCAATATATTGGCATGCACCATGATAAATACTCATCTGCTAATTTTTCAGTCCAATAATTTTGTTGTTGTGAGTTTTCCATGACAATTGAGTACTCATAATCAACCAAACCCTTAAATTTACAATTACCATCATAATTTAACATTCCTTTATAAGCATCACCGTGGTAATTTCTATCATGACCTTTACCATATAAATCTATATCTGGTTTATTCTTAAATAACCTCTTAATGTAATTATTTCTATGATTATGTTTTGTTGATACCACACAACTAATTTTTTTATCCTTATTTGGATATTCTAAGTTTAACAAATCATCATAAGTCTTATTTAACCAATACGTGACACCAGTGTTAGTTGAACTATAATCTACCATGTGTTTATATGGTAAATTATTATAGGGTCTTATATAATTTGGTTCTCGTTTGATGAATATTGTTTTTTCAATTGGTGTATTTGTTCTAGGGGCTTCTAACGCAATAAAATAGTCAGCTTCACCCATATTACTAGTTCCGACTAAATCTTTCCACGCACCATTGTTATTTGGTGTCTGTTTAGAGTATCTAGTTAGTAACGAGCCATTGTTTTCACCCCAATTATTTATAAAAAAAACTTTTTTCATTAAAATTCAAATTTAAATAATTCTATATCTTTAGTATATATTTCGGCAACAATTTCTATGGTCTCATCATCATAATAATCTCTATAACTATTGTGTTTCTTATCACTCTTATTTTTATGCGTTAAATTAGGGACTAATTTTTGAAAATCTTCATTAACCTTAAGTTCATCTAATTTGAAAACATGGTCTAATAGTAGTATACCATCTTTATCGTAAACATAAGGGTGTTGCGCTTCCCATCCTTGATGTTTCAAGAAATCACGTTTACCCTTAAAAATATGTAAAGTTTCCTTAAATGTAAGATTAGATAAATGTTGATAATCTGGATGAGCCCTATACTGTGATTTACCACTAACAGAGTGCCAGTGACTCTCAGCCATTCTACCATATTCATAATTGGATACTACTCTATCCCATGGGGTTCTAACAACAGCAAATTTGGTGTAATTTTTCCATTCATATGGAAAATTGTTTTGATATAAATCTGGGAAATGATGACCAATATGAGTAAAATCCATACCTTTAGCATCAGTAATTGCTGTTCCAGCATTCTTAGGGATATGTAGAAATATTAAATTATTCTTGTGTGATATTGGCATCTCTAGTCAATTTACTATATGGTGTCTTATTTCTAATCCTTACTACGATTTCATTAACTGAATTTATATTAACCTTATGGTCATTAAGAGGGTTATCGGAATTGTAAATATAATTAACTTCTTCCATGAATCTATAATGTTTGTACCCAGACATTTCAATCATTGGGAACATGAACGCTAAATCACCAGCAACTTTCCAGTAAAGACCGTTTTCATCTTTCAAGTCCTCTTGTTTAATATTTCTCCATAAGAAAGCTCTCCAGGTTCTTAAATGACTTGCTGTAAACGTTTCCCTTCTAATTATATCAATATTTTTTGGTGGTGCAGCGAAACCGATTTCACCACCTACATATTTAAATCTACCGTTGGCAATCCAAACATCGTCATCTTCATATAATTTTGAAACACGCTCCAATACTTTTGAATCTGGTAACCAATCATCCCCATCTACTTCTACAATAATATCATTATCATCAATGCCGTAATCACCTCTTATTACTTGGTCGTAATTACCTGGTTGGTAAAATTTATCACTATTTTTAATAAGAATAAATCTATCGTCCTCTTTAATCATATTTTCAACCTTTCCTATGGAATTGTCGGTAGATAAATCATCAGTTATGTAACATTTAAAATTTCTATATTTTTGACCCATAATGGAGCCTAAGCATTTTTCTATGTAATCTTCACAATTATATAATGTTGTTAATATATGTATCATTCTATAACTTCTTTGTACTCTTCTATTATTTGTTTAGTTATGTTATCTGACCTAAACTTGTTAACATCTTCTGGGACTGGGTTGAATGTCTTACCTAAAATATTCCCACTTTTATCAATATCATAAATCCAACCTCCTTTACCGCAAAGCCAACCTTCAATAGTTGTTCTACCTAAAAGAATACCAGCTGTTTCATCACACTGTTGGACCAATTTATTTACATTTGGCGTTGCTTTGTGGTAAATAACATGTGAGGTATCGTT